GTAGAAGTATTATTTGAAGAACCAGGTAAAGGTGATAATACAACAGGTGACCCTTATAGTGTAAGTGCACCAGAAAATGTATTAAAATATCTACAATCATTAAACCAAGGAAATAATCTGTGAACAAGGTAATAAAAAAATAGGCAATACACACGCTAAAGTATTTGGATATGTTGCTAAAAAAGCAAAAAAGTCAAAGTGGTGGGCAATAGCCTTAACTGCTTTAGTGCTTTATGAAATTATAGAACATACAGTTTATCCAATATTGGTACCATGGTTGGCATACCAACAATGGTTTGTTAACTAATTGACTTTTATTAGTTTAAGTGTTATAATTATATTATGAAATTTAATGAAGATAAAATTTGTAAAGAAATCCTAGACTATATCAAATCAACTTACGGCCAACATTACTCATCAGGTAAAGATGGCATTCAAGTTTTAGATTTATTAAAGTCTATAGGTATTAAAAGTGATTTTTGCCAGGCAAATGCAATTAAGTATTTGTCAAGGTATGGTAAAAAAGGTGGTTACAATCGTAAAGACTTGCTAAAAGCAATTCATTATGTTATACTACTATTAAATAATGATAAGGAGAAAATATAATATGAAGATAAGTGATAATACAATTAGTATTTTGAGAAATTTCTCGGATATTAATGCTAACATTTTGTTTACACCTGGTAAGACATTAAGTACAATGTCAACTATGAAAAACATTATGGCAAAGGCAGACGTTGAAGAACAGTTTGAAACAGAATTTGGTATATATGATTTGCCAGAATTTTTAAGAGCAGTAGATTCTTTTCAACAACCAGTTTTAAAGTTTAATGGTGCTGCTAATCTAAAAATACAAGATGAAAAATCTACATTATCAGCTAGATATGCATTTGCTGATAAATCAACATTAAGATATCCATCAAAACAAATATCAATGCCAGACAAGACAGTTTCATTTACATTAAAAAATGAAGACTATGATTCTGTCAAAAAGTTATATACTAATTTAAGTCTACCTGACATTGCTTTTAAAGGTGAAAAAGGCAAAATTAAATTAGTTGCTTTAGATAAAAAGAATAGTAACTCAAATGAATCATCTATTATAGTGGGTGAAACAGATTTAGAGTTTACTGCATATGTCAAGGCTGAGAATATGAAAATTATTCCTGGCGAATATGATGTTGCTTTATCAAAGGCAAAGATTGCTCACTTCATAAACAAAAAGGTTAAAGTACAGTATTGGATTGCTTTAGAAGCAGACTCAACATTTTAATAGGGAGGACTAAATGTCAGATTTCCTATGGGTTGAACGATATAGGCCAAGAAAAATATCAGAATGTATCTTAACTGAAGATTTAAAAACTACTTTTTCAAAGTTTTTAATTCAAAAAGAGATACCAAATCTTCTTCTTTCTGGCACAGCTGGTACGGGCAAAACAACAGTTGCTCGTGCCTTGTGTGAAGAATTGGGTGCTGATTATATTATTATCAATGGTTCAGACGAAGGCCGACACATTGATACATTAAGAACTACAATCAAAAACTTTGCGTCCACCGTGTCGCTAGACGAAGGTGCAAATCATAAAGTTGTTATTATAGACGAGGCAGATTATATGAATGCTGATAGTGTTCAACCTGCATTAAGAAACTTTATTGAAACGTTTTATAAGAACTGTAGATTTATATTTACTTGTAATTTTAAAAACAAAATAATACCTGCCTTACATAGTCGTTGTACCGTAATTGATTTTCGTATTACAAATGGTCAAAAAGTAAAAACTGCTACTGCATTTTTAGAAAGACTAGGTGAAATACTTAAAACAGAAAACATAGAGTTTGATAAAAAAGTATTGGCTGAACTCATACAAAGACATTATCCAGACTTTAGAAGAACAATTAACGAACTACAAAGATATTCTGTAAGAGGTAAGATTGATAGTGGTATACTTGTTTCTTTATCTGAAATCAATAATAAAGAGTTGATTAAGATGTTAAAAGAAAAAAGATTTGGTGATATGAGAAAATGGGTTATTCAAAACCTTGATAAAGATCCATCGTCTTTGTTTAGTGGTATCTATGATATTTTATACAAACATCTACAACCACAATCTATACCTGCGGCCGTACTAACAATCGCCGATTATCAATATAAATCAGCCTTTGTGGCAGACCATGAGATAAATATGGTTGCGTGCCTGACACAAATCATGGCAGAATGTAAATTTAAGTAGAGGACGAAATGGCAAGAAGAACACTTTTTAGAACTTTGATAGTGAAGTTGAGAATGTGGTATGCTGATATAAGAGGTCATCACGGTAAGAGATGGGATTATGAACCAGGCGATTACTATATGGGTTCTCATAAAGGACATAACAAACACGGAAAAAAACATTAATAAATGCCGCTTTAGCTCAGTTGGTAGAGCAACTGATTTGTAATCAGTAGGTCCGCGGTTCAAGTCCGTGAAGCGGCACCAGAAAGTATATTATGATTGAATATAAATTGAGTGATTATCTAAATGCAATTAACTGGACAAAAGTTAATTTGCTTGATGGTGACGATTTGACCTGGGAAAAAAAATATCCACCGTATATAATTAACCGTTGTCTATCACAACATGTGGACACTATAATGATGGCAAACGAGATGAATTTTCATCATAGCCTCACCAAACGTCTTCAATTTCATTTTCTACTAAATAGTATAAGAAAAAGAAAACGATTTGGAGGCAAGTGGACAACCACTGCAAAATCGAAGAGCTTAGAGTATGTAAAAGAATATTATGGTTATAGCAACGAAAAAGCAAAAGTAGCACTTGACATACTAGATAAAAAACAATTAGACTTTATCAAAGAGAAGTTAGATAAAGGTGGGAGAAAAAAATGAGTGAAGAAAGTTTTAATTGGTCACCTGAGCATATGTTAGAGGTTACACTCAAACAGCCAGATGATTTTTTGAAGATTAGGGAAACTTTGTCCCGAATAGGTGTTGCAAGTCGTAAAGATAAAACGTTGTTTCAATCTTGTCACATACTACACAAACAAGGAAAATATTACATAGTACATTTTAAAGAGTTGTTTGCCTTAGATGGTAAGAAAGCAACTTTAGTTGAAAATGATGTACAAAGAAGAAACACAATATCAGTTTTATTACAAGATTGGAATTTATTGACAATTGTAAATCCAAAGGCTGCTGAAAACAAAGCACCTTTATCACAAATTAAGATAATTGCTTTTAAAGAAAAAAATGAATGGACTTTACAAGCAAAATATAATATTGGCAAAAAACAAACTACTGAAGAATCAAAAACTGAATAGGAGTATATTATGATTAAATTATATAGACTCACCACAGGTGAGGATGTGATTGGTACGCCAGTTGATGAAGATACAACTGAATTACATCAAGCAATTAAAAGACCTTTTGTATTAATTCCAATGCAAGGTCAACCAGGTAAACCTATGCAAATTGGGTTTCATCCTTACATACCTTACACAAAAGACGAAGTAATAAAAATTAAAAAGGCAAACATAGTTACGGAAACAAATCCAGATAACAATATGAAAAGTGCCTATGAGCAAAATACAGGCTCATTATTAACACCTAAAAAATCAATAATAACATAACATTGACTTTTTAAAGTCTTTGTGTTATAATATTATATGAATTTGGCGAGTACTTTTTACACAAACGTTGTTGAGCATAAAGGTAAACTACTCATCCGAGGTGTCAATAACGGTCAATCATACCTAAGTAGAATCAACTATAGTCCTAATCTTTATTTACCCACAAACGAAGAATCAAAATACAAAACACTAGACGGCATAAATCTTAAATCAAAAAGATTTGATTCGATTGTAAAAGCTAAAAATTTCTATAACGAATATAACGGCATACCTGAATATAAAATCTATGGTATGAATAGATATAATTATCAGTACATCGCTGACGAATATAAGGGCGAAATGCGATGGAACAAAAACTATATAAAGATATTCACACTTGATATAGAAACCGAGTGTGAGAACGGCTTTCCCGATCCTGATACTGCAAAAGAAACAGTTATCTGTATTACAATAAAAAATCACAGCAACAAACAAATATTGACGTGGGGTACAGGCGAGTTTATTTCTAAAAAATCCAATGTAACTTATATAAAATGTCAAAATGAAAAACACCTATTACTAGAGTTTCTTAAATTCTGGTGTAAAAATCATCCTGATA